ATCCTGGCCGACGCTCCAGACGATGCGTCCGTGCACGACATCTGCATGATCAAGGCGCGTTCACTGGCTCAGCGCAACAGCACGATGTGACCTGCACTCACGGCCTATGCCATAGGCCCATAGGGAAGCGTTTCCCCACGACGCACCCCCCCTGACTCCCGACACTGAGGGCTACCTATCGAGTAGCCCTCAGTCGTTTCAGGAGTCAGACATGTCCAGCTTCAAACTGCCCCGCCTCACCGAGGTATTGCTGATCAGCGTCCTGCTGTTCATCGCCGCCTCCGTGGTGCAGCACTACGCGCCCGGCAACATCCTCGCCGTGTCGCTCTACAAGATGCACATGGTCAGCGTTGCGGGCTGGTGCGGCTACTGGCTCTTCCGCTTCCTGGAGCCTTACGGTCGGCCCCATCAATACCTGCTTGAAGCAGAGGACATCGAAGACCACGGCGCCCCGGCCCAACGCGATGACCTCATGGCCGATTGCATCCGCCTGAACGAGCTGTTCGAACAAGCCACCCTGCGCCGCACCATCATCGTCGCCGCTTGCATCATCGGCATCTGCCTGGGTGCCTGACCATGAGCGGCCTGCAACGCTTCGAGCGCCGCTGGGGCTGGTGGATGCGCATGCGCAACGCCATGCACTGGAAGGCCTACGACAGCAAGGTCAGCCAGCAGCGACAGCAATGGGCGCTGTACGGACTGGTCGCCTACTTCGGCGCGCTGCTGACCGCCTTGGTACTGTGCCTGGTGATCCACGTCAACGCCCACGCCCAAGGCGTTGACCGCATCCCACCTCAAGCCGCAACCCACAAGCTGCAGCTGCGCCGCGAAGCCCAGCGCGTGTGGGGCCTTGACGCCCCCGTCGCCACCTTCGCCGCGCAGATCCACCAGGAAAGCCGCTGGCGCGCCGATGCACAGTCCCCAGTGGGTGCGGAAGGCCTGTCTCAGTTCATGCCCCGCACGGCATCCTGGATCAGCACCTTGCACCCCAGCGGCCCCGGCTCGCTGGCTGGTGCCCAGTCCATGAACCCAACCTGGGCCATCCGCGCACTGGTCACCTACGACCAATGGCTCTGGCAACGCGTCAAAGCCGACACCGATTGCGAGCGCATGGCCTTCGTCCTCAGTGCCTATAACGGCGGCCTGGGCTGGGTCTACAAGCGCCAGCAGCGCAGCACCACACCAGGCACCTGCATGGGCAAGGCCTGCACCATCAACCCCGGCATCCACCCCGCAAGCCAGCGTGAGAACGAACTGTACCCACGCTTGATCCTCATGCGCTTCGAGCCGGTCTACCTCACCTGGGGCAAGGGAGCCTGCCAATGATTGCCGCACTGCAAGCCTGGATGGGCAAGCTGTTCTCGCCCACCACCTGGATCGGCGTGGCCGCCTTGCTGGGCGCCCTGGTCCTGTACTACCTCTTCGCGGTCAACCCGCAGAAGGCCGAAGACACAGGCGTGCGCCTCGGCCAGGCCGAGTGCACCACCGCCGCTGCATCGTCTGCCGTCACGCGCACCACCGCCGCAGCCGCCAACGTGGCCAGCCAGGCAGATGCCGACATCGCCCGCTCGGGCAAGGCCGGGGCACTGCAAGAGCGGGCACGCGCCCGCATCGATACCCACTTCAACCACCTTGAACAAGAGGCCCGCCATGACGCTCCGAATCCTGTTGATGCTTGCGTTCTGCCAGTTGACCGCCTGCGCCGCTGGGCCGCAGCCAACGCTGGTCCAGGCGGCGATCGATATCCAGCCGATCCAGGTGCCACCGCCACCCAACGCGACCAAGCCGCCTCAGAGCCTGCCGCAGCCAGCATCGGGCGCGATGCCCGATCTGGAAGCCAACCACCGCCAAGTAGCCGAGGCGTTTCATCAACTGGCAGCGCAGCTCTGCAGCCTGCTGAAGTACCTGGAGATCGAGCACCGTGAGTGCCTGCAATACCTGCAAGAGCCTGGAGGCCAAGCTGCCCCAGCGAGTGGTGATCGTCGTTGACGGCGTCACCTACGTCCAAGCGATCCGCCCTGATGACAAAGTCGCCGACCTTCAAAAGGCCTGCAACTACCTGTTGGGCCTGATCGACCAAGCGCAGGCGGGCGATCAACGTGGATGAACGCTACATGGAACAAGCCCACGCGCTTGAACACTCGCAGCGCCAAGCCGCCATCGACCACGCCCACAACGCGCAGCACAGCAAGGGCCAGCCCTATTGCGAAGACTGCGGCGAAGCCATCCCGCCCGAGCGCCGCCAGGCGCACCCAGCGGCCATCCGTTGTATCGCCTGCCAAGGCACGTTTGAACTCTTCTCAAAGGGACACGCACGATGAGCACCGAACCAAATCCCGAAACGATGCGCGCCCTAGGCGAGGTCAAGGGTCAGTTGACCGGGATCACCGAGCTGCTGCGAGAGAGCACCCAATCCACCAACCGCCGCCTTGATGACCTGAAGGAATCGGTAGACGGCCGCTTCAAGGATCATGCAGAACGCATCCACCGGCTGGAGAACAATGAGCGCGACACGGCCATCAAGACCGGCGCCATCGGCGTTGTGACCGGCTTGACTGGCGCGCTGGTGGGCAACTTTTTGTCCAGCTTGTTCAATATCAAGGGCGGTGGCTGAGACATGGCCTACGCCAACGCCACCAAAGCCAAGGTCCGCGCCGCATTCATCCGTGGCCTGCCGCTGGATTCTGCAGCGGCAGAGGCTGGTGTGCCGTACAGCACCTCACGCAACTGGAAGCGCAAGGCCGCCGACGAGGGCGACGACTGGGACGTGGCACGCCGCGCCAATCAGCTCAGCAGCGGCACCGTGGGCGACGTCATGCAGCAAGTCATGGACAGCCTGGCTCAACAGTTCGCCGCCACCCTGACCGCGCTTGAAGACAAGCCCGACATGCAGCCCATGGACAAGGCCAACATCCTGCTCAAGCTGTCAGACGCCTTCGTCAAGACCATGGCCGCCGCTGCCCGTGGCAACCCCAAGCTCGACCGCCTGGCCGTTGCCATGGAGGTTGTGCAAGTCCTGGCCTCCTTCATCGCCGAGCACTACCCCGACCTGCGCAAGCGCTTCATCGACGTCGCCCAGGCCTTCGGCCCTGAGGTTGTCCGGCACTTCGGGACGCAGTCATGACCGTCGATGCACCAGCCAAGAAGGCAACCAAGCCCGTCCAGAAGTTCCGCCAGGTCAAGGCCAGGGGCCGCCAGAAGGAGTTCCTGGAAGAGCTTGAGGCCTTTGCCGAAGCACAGCGCACGCTGATCGAAGCCGAGGTCGATGGCTTCGAGCTGAACCCCACCGCGCAGGCTGCGCGCATCTTGCTGGCCGAAGCCGATTTCCGATTCTGGTGCAAGACCTATCTCCCGCACTACATCAAGGGCGACGAGTCGCTCTTTCACACCTGGTTCTACGACAACGTTCCCAAGCTGATCGACTCGCCGGAAGGCAAGCTGATCAACATCAGCGCGCCCCGTGGTGAGGCCAAATCGACGCTGGGCACCCAGGCCATGGTGCTCTGGTGCATCGTCACCGGCCGCAAGCACTTCATCTGCATCGTGATGGACTCGTGGGACCAGGCAGCGACGATGCTGGAGGCCATCAAGACCGAGCTTGCAGAGAATCCTCGGTTGATCGCTGACTTCCCCAACGCAACTGGCCGAGGGCGCGTTTGGAATGCTGGCGTGATCCTCACGGCCAACGACATCAAGGTACAGGCCTTTGGCTCTGGCAAGAAGATGCGGGGCCTGCGCCATGGTCCCTATCGTGTTGACTTCGTTGCACTCGATGACATCGAGAACGACGAGAACGTGCGCCAGGTCGCCCAGCGCGACAAGGGTGAAAGCTGGGTCACCAAGACAGTGCTGAACCTTGGGCCACCAGACGGCACCATGGACGTGCTCTACCTGAACACGATCCTGCACTACGACTCGGTGGCCAACCGCTTCCACAAGAAACCGCGCTGGACCCGCCGCAAGTTCAAGGCCATCATGAAATGGCCCGACCGCATGGACCTGTGGCAACAGTGGGAGAAGCTCTTCCTAGAAGAGTCCACAGGCAACGACGACCTTGGCGAGAGCACCGACGTTGGCGTGGCTGCTGCGTTCTACCAGCAGAACAAGGCTGAGATGGACAAGGGCGCCGTGGTTAGCTGGCCCGCTGTGCGTCCACTAATTCGCCTGATGCAAATCCGGGCGGAAGACCGTCACGCCTTTGACTGCGAGTACCAGAACGACCCAACCAATGCCGAGACCGCGCTGTTTCCTGAGCTTCACTACTGGGTTCAGGTTTGCCGCGACTGGGTCTTCTATGGAGCGCACGACCCCAGCTTGGGCAAGAACAACAAGGGCCGTGACCCATGCGCATGCTTGGTCGGAGGACTTGACCGCAACCACGGGATCCTCGACGTGGTGGAGGCCCGCATCGCCCGGCTACAGCCCTTCAAGCAAATCGACCTGATCATCGACTTTCAGGCCGAATACAACTGTCTTGTGTGGGGCTTCGAGTCGGTGCAGTTTCAAGAGTTCATGCGCCAGGTGCTTGTGAAGGAAAGCGCAAAGCGCGGCATCCCGGTACCGGCTCGGCCTATCCAGCAAAGCACGGACAAGACCCTGCGCATCGAAGGCCTGAGCCCTCACGTCGCCAACGCGATCGTCCGCACCCACCCCCGCCACACGGTGCTCAACGACATGCTGAAGCACTACCCAGAGGTCGAGCATGACGACGGCCCCGACGCCCTCGAAATCCTCTTCCGTACCGCCTTCTCCGGTGCCGGTGGCATCCCCCGAATCAAGACCGGCAAGCGCCGCTAACCAGGAAAAGGCCGTGAACTTCAAAGGGATGATCAGAACCGTCAAGGGCTGGCTGGGCAAGCCAATCGCCACACCCGAGACCGACCCCACCGGGTTCTTCGGCATGCTCGCCGTGCTGCCCAACCCCGACCCAATCCTGCGGGCAATGGGCGGGGGCGCAGCGGACAAGGTCTACGCCTCCATCATGTCCGACCCCCATGTGATCGGCGACATCCGCAGCATCCGTGGCGAGTTCCGCAGCCACGACTACCGC